TTATGCAGCCTATAACCCTTGTCCTACTACCTTGACCTATTGGAATCCTTTTAACAGGGATTTATATTGCGCAAAATCAGACCTTGATTCAGGAAGAATCAAAATAAATAAAGGTGATTACTAATACTTAAACTTTAGACTATGTACAACAATATATACCTGGGTGGAACCCCTGATACTGCTGGACTTTCAGTAGAATCTTTGGACTCACAAATTAGGCAGTTAAATGCTTATAGGGCAAGACTTCAGGAACTACAACAATCCTCTATACAGACTCCTGAGGCTCAGAAGAAATCCTTATGGACTTCATTAGACCAGGAGCTTGAAACCATGACAAGCGAACAGATGGCAAGGTTAAATTCCAATAGTGAATATCAAACTTCGTATAGCAATATACAGACCTTAGTCCAACAAGAGCTTATGAACTTAGTCAAGAATAAAATTGAGGCTTCGGAGAATGGTAAGAAATTATTGGAGTCTCATTTAGCTTTGACTAAAGAACTCAAGACTCAAATAATGACAGATGCAAGAAAGGAGATGGAGTTGTTCCTGAAGTTTAAAGATTATGCTAAGAACAATCCTAATTCAACTTATGAAGAATTTTTAAAGAATAATGTATGATTACAACAGAAGAAATTTCAGTAAGAATGGAAAAGGGTGCAGGTTATCTTGTTGATACTCTGGCTAAAGATTTTCCAATTGTAAACCTTGCTAAACCTATGATTAGCAGAGTGGTTAAAAACAGCATGGGCAAAGTAACCAAGTATTGTGAATTGCTTGCCGATGAAAAAGGAATGGTGGACTTTAATAGCCTGGTGGATGAAATTTTTGCCAATGCCATAAACTCTAAGCCTTTCACAATTCCAGCAGGAAGCTTGGGGGATATTGAGTTTGGTAGTGGCAGTATTAAAGTTCCCATCCCTTTCACTCAAAAGGTTGCAAGTTTTGGAACTGAGGAAATTAATGCAGTTAAACGAATACTTAAAAATCTATAAGTATGTGTGATTTAATAACAGCACTGAAAGACCACAATCTCTATGACCCAGTAAAGGAGCTTGTGGAAGATATAATGACAAATGGAAAGAGTACAAGAACAAAACAAAATCAAGGAATAACGGATGAACAAGAAGCCAGGAATATCGTTAGAGGTATGTGGCATAGAACAAAAGGTACAAAATATACTGGGGAGGTTTACAGTATGGAGTGCGCAAAGGAGGTCTATATAAAATATGGATTGGCTACCAATACAGCAACCATTCCTGAGGTTTATGTAGCTATCAATGCTCAGTACCATGATTACTGCAACCTACTTTTTGATTGGTTTAAAAATGAAGATATTAAAAAGTATGTAATCGAGTCTGCTGTTTCCTTCTGGTTCAGAGATGAAGATTACTTGCATAGTTCAAAAGTGTATAGGTATTTTAAAGGGTGATTGGTTGGGGGAGCAAGAGATTGTTCCCCCTTTCTATTTAAAGTGGTTTACTTTATTGTATATAAATACAGGATTTATGCAGTTGTCTAAGTGAACCATTTAAGTTATCTTTGCACTTGCAAATATTAAAAACTGAGTATATGGATGAACTAACAGTAGACAACATTCTTACAGACATGGATATTGAAAACCTGTTTGTAGATAAACAGGCTGAACCACCTGAAGATAAACAGGATGAGCCTAATGAAAAACAAGAACCCAAGGAAGAAGAAGTAAATGTTGATACCCTGTTTGAGGGTGGCAACACTGTTGAAGAACCAAAGAACGATAAAGAAATTAAAACCCCCGATTCTACAAGTTCAAACAACAACAGCATTTTCTCTTCCATTACTCAGGCTCTTGTAGATGAGGGGGTTTTCTCTGAACTCAATGAGGAAGTAATTAAAGGGACTAATTCAGCAGAAGCTTTTAAAAAGCTGATTGAAGATAAGATTCAAGAAGGACTTGATGAAACACAGAAAAGAATTAATAAAGCTTTGGGTGTTGGTGTAGAGCCTGATGATATTACTAACTACGAGAATACACTATACCAGCTTAGCCAAATTAACGAGGAGCTTATCTCTAAAGAAGATGAGCAAGGCGAAAACCTCAGAAAGCAATTGATTTATCAGGACTACATTAATAGAGGATTCTCTCAGGAGAAAGCCCAGAAAGAGGTTAAGAAATCTCTTAATGCAGGAACTGATATAGAAGATGCTAAAGAGGCATTGGAAAGCAATAAGGACTTCTTTAAGACTCAGTATGACAAATTAATTGAGGATGCTGAGAAGCAGAAGAATGAAAAGCAGAAAGAGATTGACGACTCTGTTGCCAAGCTTAAAAAATCAATCCTTGAAGATAAGGAACTATTTGGTGATTATGAAATTGACAAAAACACTCGTCAAAGAATAGTGGATAACATTTCCAAACCCACTTACAAAGACCCCAAGACAGGGAGAAGTTACACAGCTCTACAGAGGTATGAGCTTGAAAACAAGGTTGACTTTGTGAAAAACCTTGGAATTATTTTTACGCTGACTGACGGGTTTAAAAACCTTGATGGATTTACTAAGGGTAAAGTAAGAAAGGAAGTTAAGAAGGGTTTGGCTGAATTGGAAAACACTCTTAATAATACTAACAGAAATTCAGATGGCACTTTGAACTTTGCTAATGGTGGAGACCCTAATTCCTTCCTCAGCAAAGGATGGAAGTTTGATTTCTAAAAACTTATTTTAATCTTATAAATTAATTATTTTATGGCAGGACAGCTAAGAAAGTACCAAATGCTTGGCTTTCAGCACTGGAAGGGTCTAACTAAGGCTAACCACCTTGGTTCTATCTTTAGGCAAGCTCCCCAGAAGGCAACCAATGTCATGGTTAATCTTCTGGCTTGGAATAAAGGTAAGACTTTGGATACCTTCCTTTCGCAGTTTGCTACTAAGCAGTTTGATGATGATTCAGAAATCTATTGGGAAGTAACAGGTTCAAACAGACGTAATATTCCCTTGGTAGAAGCAAGAGATGAAGAAGGTAATGTAGTTGCAGAAACAGCAGGTATGATTGGCGCAGGCACAGCTCCTTTCTATCTTGTGTTTGATGAAGATTGGTTTGCTGATGGTGAGGTAATCGTAGGAAATCTTAATGAGGTTTATCCTATGAGAATAATGGGCAATGCTCGTATGGAGGGAACTCATGCAGTTTACAAAGTTGAACTCATGGGTGGTAACACTGATGGTATTCCCGCTGAACGTCTGCAAGCAGGTGAGAAATTCAGCTATGAATATGCTCCCATTGAGAAATCACTCTCAAGAAAAGTTGGTGATAGACTAAAAACTTATGTCACCTTGCGGTTAATAGCTGCATAAAAAATTGGGCAAAATCGGTGAAGCCAATATTGGTAATACCGAGCTAACCTACATCCTAACAAGAGTAGGTAGTGTAGAGAGTAGAATATGAGGATAAGATAATTATCAATGAAAGGAATTATTTACAAAATTACCAATAAGGTAAACAATAAGGTCTACATAGGCCAAACAAGGTACACACTTGAATTTAGATGGAGACAACATCAACACAAAAAAGACAATACATATTTCCATAATGCAATCAGGAAATATGGTGTTGATAATTTCTCGATAGAAATTCTTGAGGAGTGCGATGTTAAAGATTTAAATAGCAGAGAGATGTTTTATATAGCTAAGTACGATTCTTTTAAAAATGGTTACAACTTAACTATTGGAGGAGATGGAAACAGGAGATTGGTTCTTGATGATAAGTATGATGAAATCAAAGAACTATACCTCTCTGGATTTAGCAGCAATAAAATATCTGACCTATATGGGGTTGACAAAGCTTCCATAGTAAAACTACTTAAATCTTTAGGGGTAAAAATAAGGAGCAATGCTTTAAACATTAATAATCAGGAACTCCAGGAAATAATAAGAGATTACAAAACTGGACATTCGTTAAAGTCAATAGCAAAAAGATATGGGTGTTCACCTACTGGCCTTAAAGATTTCCTAAGAAAAAAAGGAGTTGACTTAAAAGATAAGTATGAGATTATTAAGGACAAAGAGGCTCAAGAGATGCTTATTAATGATTATCTTGATAACATACTTAGAGTTGAAGATATAATCAAGAAGTATCACTGTACTTACACTACTTTAAAAAAAATCCTTTCATTGCATGGTATCCAACAAAAGGGGATGGGTAAAGGGCCATACAAAATTAGCCCTCAAGAATGTCTTGATGCTATCAAGATGTTTGGAGATGGGAAAACGGTAAGGCAGATTGCTAAACATTATAAAGTTGATGTTGGCACTATCTACTCCCTTTTTAAAAGGTATCATGTTGATTATCTGACAGTATAATTATTCCAAGAGTGTCCACTCCCCCAATGTCTTAGACAGGGGAGAAGATGTACTCCAAAACGCTTTAATATAAAGTTTGTAGGATAAAGAGCCTACAATGCAAAGTTTAGGTAAGATTTAGCTCTCCCATTGCAATGAGGAATGAATGGTCTTACATTCGTATCCAGCATAAAGTTCCTGGTGATATGCTCAACAAGAAGTTGGCAGTAGGTCTTCCTATTATGTCAGAAACAACTTCTGGTGTTAAGCAGACTTCTGTAGCCAATACTTGGATGCACTATGCAGATTGGGAAGTTGAAAACACATTCTCAGAATACAAAAATAACATTCTTGCTTTTGGTCGTTCAAACAGAAATAAGAATGGCGAATATATGAACATTGGTAAATCTGGTGAAGAAATCCGCATGGGTGCTGGTCTCTTTGAGCAGATGGAAGTTTCAAATGTTCATTACTATAATAAGTTCTCAATTAAGCTTATTGAACGTGCTCTCCTTGAGCTTTCAATCTCTAAGCTTTCTATGGGTGACAGATACTTCCTTTTGAAGACTGGTGAACGAGGAGCAATCCAGTTCCACAAGGCTGTTATGCAGGAAGTAAATGGTTGGACTCAGTTCACTCTTAATGGTGATGCACTCAAGGTTGTATCTCGTACTTCTTCTGAGCTTAGTCCTAATGCCCTTACAGCAGGATTCCAGTTTGTTGAATATATGGCACCTAATGGTGTTCGAGTAAAGGTGGAAGTTGACCCCTACTACGATGACCCCATTAGAAATAAGATTCAACATCCTGATGGAGGCCCTGCATTCTCATACAGATATGATATTATGGATATTGGTACAATGGACCAACCGAATATCTTCAAGTGTGAGGTTAAGGGTAAATCAGAATATCGTGGCTACCAATGGGGCTTGCGCAATCCATTTACCGGTGCTATGGACAATGACCAAATGTCATTTGATGAAGATTCTGCTGTATTCCACAGAATGGCAACACTTGGTATTTGTGTGCTTGACCCAACAAGAACAATGTCTATTATTCCTTCTATTCTCCAGGGATAATAATTCAAATAAGGGGGAGTAGGGAACTCCTACTTCCCTTTTTATTTTTAATCATTTTTTAAAAGCCTAAAATATGGAAGATATTAATATTGATGCTATTGATGATTCTCCAGTATCTACTGTATCTATTGATGATGCTTTAGTAACTACTGCTGTGAAATCAAAGCAAAAGAAAAAGAAAGGCGAAGAATATAACTATCCAGGCTCAATAGAAAGAACTCCTATTAACTGCCTGAAAAATAAGAAAGTTAAAGTTCGCCACATTAACAAACAAACAGGACTGGTTTCTAATCCAAAGCACGTGCTATATGGAGGTATGGCAGAAACTGCTGTCAGAGTATTCACTGTACCTATGTCATCATCTGGCAGATATGTAAGTATTATGACGGATGAAGAAAGAGAATGTATTGAGTCAGCTCTCAATCTTCCTTTCAATGCCCTCAACCCATATGCTATTGACAACAACTTCTGGGATGATGATAAGGATGGCAATATCAATCAGGTGAGACTTACAAAGCAAGATGTCATTCTTGACCTCTCAAAGCCTGAGGATTTCATTAAGTATAAAATCCTGCTTGCCAATAAAAACCTCATAGCACCCTCTCTAACAGCCTTACAGGATATGCCTAAGGCCAGCTATCAATTTGTGATTGTTGATGCAGAGGAAGAGACTAATATTGCTAAAACCAATATGTCTTCTACTATGCAAGCATATATGGAGTTTGGTAAAATCAATACAGATGTTGATAAACTCCGCTTCATCATTGAAACTATGGATGGCAGACCTACATCAGCTAATAATAAGCTTGAGTTCTTGCAGACCAAGGTTAATGAGCTTATCCAGGCTAACAGTAAGACCTTTGTCTCTGTGGTTACAGATAAGTACTTTGACTTCAAGTTACTCCTGAAGAAAGCTGTAGAGGAAAATGTGGTATCAAACAGAAGTGGCTACTACTATCTTAGGGCTGACAACTCAGCATTGTGCGAAAGGAATGAAGAGCCCACTATGACTATTGCAGCAAAGTATCTTGCTAATCCAGTACACCAGGATGTCCTGTTTGCTATTCAAGCTAAACTTCAAAAATAATAAAATATGACTCTCCAGGAATTTAGTAATGAATTTGATGTACTGTACAATAACATTACCTCAAACCAAGCTCCTGGGTTAAATGAGTACGAGAAATCAGTATTCTTAACCAAGGCTCAGTATCAGATAGTAAAACACTATGCTAATCCAAGGTCTAATAAAGTTCAGCAAGGCTTGGATGAGAGTCCAAAGAGACAGATTGATTTCTCGACTCTCTATAAAACTGCATTAGGCGCAAAGAATACAAACCCTATTAGATTGGCTTTTGATGTAAGGAGTCAGGCCTTCATGATTCCTGAGGATACATTTATTATTGTTAATGAGCAATGCCAGGGTAAAAAGATATATACTGTTTTACCTATTACATCAGAGCAGTATGATACCTTGATGCAGAAGCCTTATCCCTATCCTCCTAAGAATGTAGTATGGAGGTTAATCACAGAGCAACTTGACTTTGCTCCTCTTGTAGAGCTTATTGGTGGAGAGGAAGGTATGTATTATAAGATTAGGTACATCAAAAGGCCTCAACCTATTATCCTTGAGGATTTAGAGGAAGACTATAGTATTGATGGTTGCTCAGAGAAATCAGAGTGCGAACTCCCAGAAGAAATCCACAATGAGGTTTTACAGAGGGCAGTGGAGTTAGCTTCACTTGCTTATAAGGGAGATTTACAGGCTCAGTTGGCAGCAGGGTTAGCAAGTCAGACTGACATAGGCGTATTATCTCAAGGAGAATAATTATGAATGTCAATGAAATCAGTAATGAGTTTGATGTAATAGCTCAAGCAGCAGCATCATCTCCAGCTAACTGGGGCTACTTCAATGAGTATGAGAAGTCAGTATTCCTTACAAAAGCCCAAGAGCAGGTAATTATTGCAGCCTATACAGGAAATCTCAATGGAACTCCTTATGAAGGCAGTGAGGAATTAAGGCAATACCTTAGGGCTATCACAGTGGAAAAGACTCTAAGCCTAAAGGAGGATGATGATACAATGGTCGCAGATTATCCTGATGACCTAATGTTTACAGTTGAGGAAGATGCTATGGTTGATGGCAAAAGAGCCATAGTAGTTCCTATTAAGCAAGACCACCTTTTCAAGATATTAAATAATCCATTTAGAGGCCCAAATTCGCGAAGATTAATAAAAGAGGATATAGATAACAAGATTGTATTACATTACAGCAGAAAGCCTGAAAAGTACAATATCAAGTATATCCGCAGGCCTCAACCTATTGTTCTCCAGAATATAGGAGATTTGCAAATTGAGGGTGTGTCAACAGTTTCAGAATGTGAATTAAATGAAATACTGCAAAGGAAAATAATAGACCTTGCAGTACGTCTGGCTCTCCAAAGTAAGGGAATCGGACAATAATATTAACTTAACCTTTTAGAAAATTATGGCTTGTTTTTCAGTCAACCAAAATCGCCAGCTTTATGTAGTTGATAAAGTGGCAGCTAAAGCAGTAACTAACGCAGATTCAGTAGGCTCTTGTTCAGCCCACACTACTCTGGAGAATGAGGTATTCTTCAAGTATGTAGGTAAGGGTGGCCTCATTAGGACTGACCTTGTTCCCAAGAACCACATTATCTCAGCAACAAGTTCAGCTCCCAAGAACTACAAGACTAAGGGTTTTAAGGTTCAACTTAAAGATGATGTAAATGATGGTGAACCTATCAGTGGTCAGGATTACCTATTGCGTATTGCAATCCATAACTTTGTTGGATTCTCTGATGAAGATGAGTACATCAAGTGGGGTGTAGTTCATGCTCACTCTAATATGGATGCTTCTGACTTCTATGTAGAGATGGCTTATTCTCTCCTTAGAGACCTTACTCATGAAGTAATTCCGATGTTCAAGATTCATCTTACTTCTGGTGAAACCTATACTGAGGTAACTATTGATACCAAGAAATCTGCTCTTACAGGAGATTATGATGGTATTGCTATCTATGAAGTAGAGCAGCCTTGGGAACTTGGTACTCGTCAGGTAACTCATGTTAAGTTTGATGTATATGGTGACAGAGTGCTCTTTGATGGTTGTGAGCGCAACTGGGCTGTTGTCCTAAAAGACAGTGGTGCAGCAGAAGAACTCCCCAATGGTAAGGAGATGGCAGACCTTGAATATTTCTGCATGGGTGAAAGAGGAGACCAATACCGTCAGATTAATTGGCCTTATACTATGAAAACAGAATATCTCGTAGACCCCAATAAGTCTTATTACTCTGTAGATATTCACTATGCTTTCGTTGATGAAGGTGTATCAGTACAGAAGTCTGAGAAGACTATGACTTTCTTGACTACTACTAAGTCAGTAGCTGATTCTATCCTCGCAGCATTTAAGAAAGCCTAAAGATTAAGGGTGGGAATTTTCCTGCCCTTTTTTTATTATAAAGAATTAGATTAGCCTATTGCATAAGTGATTAATTAATAATAACTTTGCAATAGGCTTTTAATTTATATAACTATGACTTATAGAGAATTAATATACATCATCCTTGACCAAATAAAGGCTACAAGTGATGATAGTGCAATAACTGAAGACCATGCTTTATTTCTTGCTAATAAAATAAGGGCATTGATATTAAAGCAGCGTTATTCAGATGTAAAGCGGCAGATGCCTCTAAGTAATTATCAGACTATCAATGTCCCCTTGGAATTTATTTCTCAACACAAAGGTGAATACCTATCTGAGAGTACAGTTGAAATTCCTACAATAATGACCATTGGTAGGGTATATGTAGGCAAAGGATTGAATACCTCAATAACCTTAGTACCTTTTGAAAGATTCCAATACACAGCCTCAAACAGGTTTGTCAAGTATCTAAAATATGCCACCATAGACCCTAAGCACAGGTTCTACTTAAAGAGTTACACCAGTATAGCTAATATAGACTCGGTTGAAATTTCAGCTATATTTGAGAATCCTAATGAAGCGGCAGCTTTAGATGGTAGTAATACTGACCTCTGGGATAAGGAATATCCTCTTGAAGAATCACTGGTGTCTACTGTTATGGAGTTGGTGGTCAAGTACTTAGGTGGAGCAATCTATCAGCCAGCAGACCCAATTAATAATGCTGATGATGATTTGGCTAATTTGCAGTCATTCATTAGGAGCAATATGAAGAAGAACTCATTAGGAGATAATACAACTACAAGTGATGATGAATGATTTTAGGAGAAAGGTTCTAAAGGTTGATGGGCCAAGAAAACATACCATAAAGAAGTCGATGGGAGTGTATGACTTCTATAAACAAATAAGGAATGAGGGATATCCTGGAATAGGGCAAAAGATTACCGAACATCAGTTTTATAGAATTACCAGGGTTTTAAATCAGTGTCTTGCCAATAGTTTGGCAGAGGGAAAAACAATCAAGCTACCTCAGGGAATGGGAAAACTTGAGATAAGAAAGAAGCCAGCAGTGCTTAAATACAAGGATAATAAACTGATTAACAACCTATCGGTTGATTGGGATTCCACTCTAAAACTATGGGCTGAGAATCCTCAGTGTATGGAATCAAAGACTCTTGTGAGGTTTAATAATCCTGAGTTCTTTTTGATTAAGTATAATAAGTATAGGGCTGATTTCAACAATGTAACATTCTATAAGTTTCAGCCTAACAGAGATATAAAAATCAACCTCAAGAGATTAATAAGAAAAGGTTTAATTGACGCACATCTTTTGTATGAATAATTCATTTGTATCAATAAAGGTGGTACTTGACAATATCCTTGACCACCCATTACTTCAAGATGTAACTCTTGAAAGAGCTGTTGTTTATGCAGCAGAGTTTATCAGGCTTCTTGGTGTACCTGATTGTTATGAGGACAAGATTGACACAGTAGAAGTAAAAGACCACATAGGCTACCTCCCTGAGGACACTGTTGATATTATACAGGTAAGAGATGCTAAAACTCAAAGAATGTATAATTATACATCTTCAAGTTTTCATGGCAGAGATTCAGGTGATGATTTTACCTATAAGAGACAGGGGAATGTAGTAGTGCTATCAACCAAAGAAACAGAGGTTGAGATTGCTTACAGAGCTATGGTTCTCGATGAATTTGGCTTTCCTATGATTCCTGATGCACCATCAGTTACCAGAGCTTTAGAGCTATACATAAAGAATAAGAGGTTTACAATAT